ATGTCAAAGATATATTGGTTGGTAATAATTTTATAACATCTTGTAATACTGATAACAGTAGTGGTGCATCAAGTGTTTATGTGTTTGGCCGTGACGGTTACACTACCAGCAATATAATCATATCTAACAATCAAGTATTAAAGTCTGTCCGTAACGGAATAACTGTCGCCTCTGAATCTGGCATACCCGCTTATTCTAACCATATTAAAATTATAGGTAATTTAATAGAGGGTGATTTAACATCACTAGATTCAGGTATTGGCATTAAATTCTATGGGGCTGATTCTATAGATGTAATAAATAACACTATTAGGGATTTTCATGCGGGCGGGGTTTATAGTGATAGCGGTACTATGTCAGGGGTTATCAATGTGTTCACCAATAGATTTGAAAACCTTAACGCGGGGGCTACATCATGGGTTGATGCAGTGTATTTCAGCACAGGCGCAAGTATTATTAACTTTCAAGGTAATATACAGCTTAATGGTTCTTATACTGTGCAGCGTTTCCTTGAGGTAAACCAAGCTGTTTCCGTAATATTTGAAAATAATTATGGGGAAAATGTCTCGGTGTCTATTAACCGTATGACAATTCAATAAACGTTATCGAGGGATAAAATGGAAGATATAAAACCAGATTGGCATTTAGATAGAAAAGTGACAATAGGGATTATTACAGCCTTATTGTTTAATGCGGGTTCGTCAATCTGGTGGGCAAGTAAGTTAGATTTTATGGTTCAATCCCACGAATTACGTATCAAAGATAATAATATAAATATCAAAGAGCTTGGTAGTAAGTACTATGTAATCAATCAAAAGCTTACCCGTATTGAAACGTATCAAGAAATACAGACTCAAACACTTAAAGAGATTAAAAGCACCTTAAGGAAGAAATAAAAGGAATATAGGGCTATATCTGCTTCCCTTTCCTTTTTTATAAGATCAATGTATATTGATAATTAAGATTTATGCTTATGCTATCAAAAACAAACATTAGGAGAATATAAATATGACTATTCAAACAGAGTTACATGGTAGCCGCTTAGGTCTTACCGCACAAGGCAACTTAGAAGGGGCAAACGGTAATCAAGTTACTGCACCATGCGTTGCTGCAACAATTACGGTAGGTGCAGAGGCGGCAAATGTTCGTGCTATTACAATTCAGCTATCTGATGCAAATGGCGATGATATTAACTATGCTCAGGCAGTTACCGCTGTGGTGCTTGCTGATGCTGCTGGTGCTGCTTTTGCTACGACTGGTGGTTCAACAGGTATTGCTATTGGTACTGATGGTGCGTTGCTTGCTGTAGTGGCCAAGAAACAATTCACACTCATTTCTGAAACTGATGGTGATATTGATCTTACATGGACAGACACAGGTACAGAAGCGGCTTATCTTGGTATTATATTACCATCAGGTAAGATGGTTGTTAGTGCAGCTATGACAAATACATAATATTAGCCTATTTCAATAAACATTTAAAAGGTGGTACAATCGTATCACCTTTTTTGCATTCGGCAGGAATTTATGAGCAGTACAAATTTATTAGATGAACTTATAGATCGTTTTGATAGTATGCCTCAAGACGATAAAGACACAGTTTTACAGGCTGCTATGCAGGCGACTGGTAGTATGGCATGGATACCATTGCCAGGGCCTCAAATGGATGCGTATTTATGTGAGGCAGATGAATTGTTTTATGGTGGCTCTGCTGGTGGAGGGAAAACGGATCTAGGTATAGGGCTTGGTATTACCGCGCATCAGCAATCCTTGTTCTTAAGGCGTGAGCGTGATACTGCCAAAGATGCGTTTAACCGTGTTGAGGAAGTCTTAAACACTACAGATGGTCGTAATGCTGGTGATTTACTTTGGAATGTTCCTGATGGTGATATTCAGAGGAGAATCAAGTTTGCTGGCTGTAAAGATGAGAAGCACAAGCAAAAATATAAAGGTCGTCCTCATGACCTATACGTGTTTGATGAGATAGGAGATTTTCTTAAATCTCAATATATGTTTATTAAAACATGGAATCGTAGTGCTGTTCCTGGTCAAAGATGCCGCGTATTAGCCACAGGCAATCCACCTACAACTGCGGAGGGGCTTTGGGTTATTGAATATTGGGGTGCGTGGCTAGATCCAAAACACCCTAACCCTGCCAAAGAGGGTGAGCTTAGATGGTACACCACAGATAAAAATGGTGTTGAGCATGAGGTTGATGGTCGTGGCCCTCATGTATTTAAGCATGAAGATGGTAGTACAGAAGAAGTTATGGCGCGTTCTCGCACTTTTATACGAGCAAGACTATCTGATAATCCATACTTAATGAATACAGAATATGGAGCTAACCTTGATGCTTTGCCTGCTGAGCTAAGGCTTGCATATCGTGATGGTCGTTTTGATTTATCACTTGAGGATAATATAAGGCAGGTTATTCCTACTCAATGGATATTTGAGGCACAAGAAAGATGGCGTGAGGTTTATTTTGGTAAGCCACCAAAGAATGTTCCTATGTGTTCAATCGGTGTTGATATTGCGCAAGGTGGTAATGATGAGACTGTACTTGCACCAAGATATGATGGCTGGTATGCGCCTATGGTTTCTGTTCCTGGTAAAGATACTCCCGATGGTAAAAGTGTTGTGGCGTTGGTTGTGCAGCATAGACGTGATGGCGCGTTACCTATCCTTGATATGGGTGGTGGTTATGGAGGGGCAACCTCTGAAAAAATGTCAGATAATAAAATGGAGCATATCAAATATAAAGGTGGTGCTGGAAGTACAGCACGTTCTAAATGTGGTGTGTTTACTTTTAAGAACAAACGTGCCGAGGCATATTGGAAATTCAGAGAGGCCTTAGATCCTGAACAAAATGGTGGTAGTGACATTTGTTTGCCTGATGATCCTAAGCTTGTAGCCGATTTATCTGCACCATTATTTAACACCAAACGCGGCCAAGGCGGTGCATTGGAGTTGAGTATAACACCAAAAGATGATTTAATTGCTTCGCTTGGTAGAAGCCCTGATCGTGGTGATGCTGTTATTATGGCATGGACAGATGGTCAAAAGGCTGACAATTATGCTAGTATATGGCATAATAAGTCTGGTCATACCAAAGTGAACATGGGACACCAAGCAAGACGCAATAATTATAGAGGGTCTAACACCTCAGTTAATATGGGACACAACACCCGCCGCAGATAAAATCTGCTTTCTTACGTGCATATAACGTGCCTATCAAAAAGTGCTTATTTCTTTAACCAACCTTATGATGGAGATGTTCTTATGGGCAATCCCTTTAAAAAACCAAAAGCACCGCCACCTCCTCCACCTCCAAAAGCACCAGTGCCATTACCTGATCTTGAACAACAAAAGCGTACTCAAAGACGCACTGCGGCAACACGTGCAAGAGGATCAGGTCGTACAAGCACAGTGCTTACTAATGAAAATGGTAAACTAGGTGGTGGATAATGGATTCACGAGCAAAAGAGCTACTTAAGCAAGGTGATTTTCTGTTTACAAAGAGGAGTCCTCTTCTATCTTTGTTTCAGGAGCAAGCTGATAACTTCTATCCAGAACGTGCGGACTTTACAATCTCTCGCAGCCTTGGTGATGAGTTTGCTAGTCACCTTACTACTTCATTTCCGATACTTACCAGACGTGAGCTTGGTAGTACGGTTAGCTCTATGCTTCGACCAAACAATAAAGAATGGTATAGCACCTCAATCAAACGAGAAGATAAGCTGGATAATGCAGGGCGTGCTTGGCTTGAGGAAAGAGACAAGGTAATGCGTAGAGCGATGTATGATCGCAATGCGCTGTTTGTTCGTGCAACCAAAGAAGCTGATAATGATTTTGTTACATTTGGTAATGCAGTCATCTCAACTGAGTTAAACCGTTTAAGGAACGGCTTGATTTATCGGTGTTGGCATTTACGCGATGTAGTATGGAAAGAAAGTGCTGAGGGTATTGTTGATACAATCCATAGGAAGTGGAAGCCTACAGCACGTGAGTTAGCTCAAACATTTGGAGTGGATAATCTTCATGAAAAAGTTAAAGAATGTTTGAGTAATAGCAATAAGAATCCTTACGAGCAATTTGATTGTCGTCATATTGTTATGCCTGCCGAGCAATATCTGTCTATGTCTGGTGAGGGCGTAAGGTTTAATACCCCATTTGTGAGTATATATATTGATGTTAAAAACGGTCATATCATGCAAGAGGTGGGCGCTCATACCACCATATACAGCGTTCCAAGATGGCAGACAGTATCAGGAAGCCAGTATGGTTATTCGCCTGCGACAATAGCAGCTTTACCTGATGCTAGATTGATTCAGGCTATGACACTTACTCTTCTTGAGGCAGGTGAAAAAGCAGTTAATCCTCCGATGATTGCACAGGGTGATGTAACACGAAGCGATATTTCTATATATGCGGGTGGTGTTACATGGGTAGATAAAGAATATGATGAGCGCTTAGGACAGTCTATACGTCCTATTCCACAAGATTATGGCTCATTACCTTTTGGCATGGATATGCGCGAAGATATCAAGGCAACCATCATGGAGGCATTTTATCTTAATAAGCTCTCATTACCGCCTGTGGGTGGGCCTGATATGACAGCCTTTGAAGTTGGTAAGCGCGTAGAGGAATATATCCGTAATGCTTTGCCATTATTTGAGCCTATGGAAATGGAATATAACGGTAGTGTTTGTGACATAACATTCGACACTCTTATGCGTGAGGGTGCTTTTGGTAGCCCTGATGATATGCCTGATTCCTTAAGTGGTGAAGATGTAGAGTTTAAATTTACCTCTCCTATCCGAGATGCGATTGATAAGCAGAAAAGCCAAACATTCATGGAAACAAAAGCCATGCTTGCCGAAGCTGCGGATATTGATCCTTCCTCTGCCAAAATGGTTGATGCCTCCACGGCTCTTAGAGAAACACTCAAAGCGATTGGAACGCCTTCGACATGGATGCGTGAAGAATCAGAGCTTCAAGAGCTTCAATTACAGGAACAACAGCAAATGCAACAAGCACAGCAAATGGCTATGGCTGAGCAGGGCGGTAAAGCTGCGGCTCAAGTAGGTAAAGCAATGAAAGAAATGGAACAAATGCAGCAATAAGAAAGTGAATAGTGAATTATGACAGGAAAACCAACAAAAACATTAAAAGCAGCAAAGCAACCTCCTGCGGACATGCCTGCGGAGGCAGATAAGAAGGTAATCAAAGCTTTGCATAACCTATCAATAGGTGTGGCTAGTGATCACCAACAAAAAATGGCTTTGCAGTGGATTATAAATGAGGCTTCACGTGCGCATAACCCTCAATTCAGGAGTGGCGATGATGGTCGAAGGAATACTGACTTTGCGTTAGGTCGCGCATTTGTCGGTCAACAAATTATTGGCCTACTTAAAATAAATCTAATAGCTTTAACAGGAGAAGAAGATGCTTAAATATTTACTAATGTATGGATACTTACCTATGATCATGTCACCCGATGAAGGCGATGCTGGTGGCGCTGGTGGCGATGATGGCGCAGGTGGATTTGATGATCAGGGCAGTGATGATAGTTCAGGAGATTCAGGAGCAGATGATCAGGGTGATGATTCCAGCTCTGATGCTGGTGGTGCTGGATCTGATGATGCAGGCGGTGATGATAATCAAGGTGGTGATGATGGTGCTGGTGATCAGGGTGATGATTCCAGCTCTGATGATGATGGTGATGATCAAGATGATAAAAAAGGTATCTGGTCAGAAAAATGGCGTGAAGAATATGCGGGCGAGGATAAAAAGAAGCTTACATATCTTAATCGTTTTACTAGCCCCAAAGATTTGATGGATAAGGTGTTTGAGCAAGATAAGCTTATTCGAAGTGGTGCGCATAAAAAAGAATTAGGTGAGAATCCTAGTGATGAGGATCTTGCCAAGTATCGTGAGGAGAATGGCATTCCAAAAGATGCTGAGGGCTATCTTGATAAAATGCCTGATGGCTTAGTTATTGGCGAGGATTTAAAAGAGGAAGCAAAAGGTTATCTTGAAAGTATGCACGCTCTTAATGCCTCTCCTGAGATTGTTGCAGCAGGAATGCTTGAATATCAAAAGCAACAAGAAGAATATGCCGAGATGGTAAGCGCTCGTGACAAGGAATCTGCTGATAATGCTCAGAATGAGCTACGTGAAACATGGGGAGCTGATTATAACTCAAATATTCAAGCTTTGCATAACTTCATTGATGGTCAATTTCCAGAAGATGTAAGGCAGGCATTTATGGATGGTCGTCTAGGTGATGAGACAGGCACGCCATTGCTTTCTCACCCTGCGGTGATTGAAGTATTTTCAAAGATGCAGCGTGAGCTTAATCCTCTTGGTGCTACAACATCAGGTACAGGCATGGATAATATAGATACAATCAATGATACTATAAAATCCTATGAAAAAGAGATGGGTACTAAGGCTTGGTACAATGATGAGAAGAAGCAACAGCATTACCGTGATCTTGTTTCTGCCCGTGATAGGTATGCAAAAAGAGCATAGATAAATTTTTAGGTATGCCATTATTGCAATGGTGTGCCTTTTATGTCATAATTCAAATATATACAGCTACCCTGTTTTCTACAGCCCTGTATAAATATTATTTAACGGCCCTGTTATTTACTGTGAAGCCCCTGCAAAGGCCACCCTTCGCATTAAAATCTACAGCTACCCCGTACTAAAAAATCATTAAAATTTTAACCCTTATAATAGGAGTCTATTATGGCTGATACAGCTTTCCAGACTCAATTCCGACAGGAGTTTATCCAAGGTTTTGAGCAACACCAGAGTCTTTTGTATGATTCTGTAACTAATGAAGTAATGATGAAAGGTAATCAAGCTACCTTCCTTGTTGCAGATAGTGGAGGTGTTCGCGCATCTACTCGTGGTACTAATGGTCGCATTCCTGGTCGTCCTGACAATTTAACTCAGAATACTATTACTTTGCAGGAAGTTCATGACAAGCCACAACGTACTGGCTTTAATATCTTCGCATCGCAAGGTGATGGTCGCCGCATAATGCAGGAAACTGCACGCGCTGTGATAAATCGTGAGATTGATCTTACCATTATTACTGCTTTGTCTGGTGCAACAGTTACCACTGGTACTGCGGCTTCGGCTTCACTTAATCTTGTTCTACGTTCTTTAACAATGCTTGGTAATGCTGATGTGCCTTTAGATGGTCGCGTCTGTGCCGCTATTACACCCGCATTTTTGGGTAACTTGATGGCTGTTAAAGAGTTCAACAATGCAGAGTATGTATCCAATAAACCAATGGATAATAACGATGCAGCGTGGAAAGACGAGCGAGGCTTTTATAAGTGGATGGGCGTTAAGTGGATTGTTCACCCTAACCTTACAGGTGCAGGTACAGCGGCAGAAGAATGCTTTATGTATCATGAATCTGCTGTAGGTGCGGCTGCTCCGTCAAACTTGGTTCAAACATCTGCCAACTATAATGATGAAGATGATTATAGTTATGCACGTTGTTCCGCTTATATCGGCTCTACAATCTTGCAGTCAAGCGGTGTGATCCAGATGAATCATGATGGTACATCACTTTCATCATAGTCAAATGTAGGAGCGATAACTCGCTCTTACTAATACTTACTTTCAATTTTAAAAATAGGAGAGTCTTATGGCTTATTCAACGTCTAGCCCACCTATCTTAGTCAGCACGGGTATTGCTGGTTCAGGACAGCGTTGGGAATATAAATCTACTGATGCCGCATCTGTTGTGCGTGTAGCTGGTTACATCACCAATGGTCAATTATTGGGTATGAAGGTTGGCGATATTGTCGATGTTCATGATACTAATGCTTCACCTTACACTGTAAGCACACACATTGTTACATCTGTTAGCTCAAGTAACAACTCTGTTGATCTTGCTGATGCAGGTGCGACACATAGTACAGATACAGATTAAAATCTGTTTACTTTTTACTGCTGGAAAGCCACGTTCTTCCTGTGCGTGGCTTTCTCGTGTATTGTGATATTTTTATGATTCTAAAACAGGAGATAATTATGATTAAAGAGTTTTATGGAACAAAGCGTCTTGGTGCAAAGCCAATGACTAGACAGGAATATAATGACTATAGGGGCTGGAAGCTACCAGATGATGAGAACGGCGATGATGAGGGTTATCTGGTTGTTTATCAGGATAGCAATAAAAACACACCAGATTATGATGGATATGTTTCGTGGTCGCCAAAAGATCAGTTTGAAAAAGCATATCAGACACTAGATGCTCTATCGTTTGGCCATGCTATCGAGGCAGCAAAAGCAGGGCAAAAAATTGCACGCTCTGGCTGGAATGGTAAAAATATGTTTGTGGTTTATATGCCACCGCTTAATTTGCCACCATACAACACAGAAGATACAGCAAGAAAAGTAAATGATCGTACTGCGAAATGGATTGGTGAGGATAAGCCTCTTAATTGTCAGCCATATTTTGCTATGTATAATGCACAAGAAGAATGGATACCAGGATGGTTAGCCTCTCAAAGTGATATGTTAGCAAATGATTGGTGTGTTGTTGATTAACCTTTAATTAACATTTTTATTATATAGTTAATATTCCCACACATTAAGGCTCGATGTTCTCCCCACGTTCATCGGGTCTTTTTACTTTATGCGTGATCATTGCGCTTTTTGTGATTTTACAGCATAATGTTTTTATGGGTTTTCCCTATAAACAGAAGTGCCTTCCCCTACATTTTAATTTTTTAATACCTAACAGGAGTATTTTATTATGAGTCAAGCAGTAGTTAAAGAACAGGAAAAGGCAATAGTTTTGTCAGTAGGTGCATTGAAATATGCTGAATTTGAACAAACACACATCGTTGTTACGATTGATGATCTGTCTATAACACCAGAGGATGTAGTTAAGCCTGAATTTTGGGCTAACCATGGTGTTGTTTTGGCCAACTCAATTAAGGGTCACGCCTTTCCAAAAGTTGATGTTTACTGGAAAGATGGTTCAATCATGATGGAGCTTATTTGTATTGGTGCTGGAAAGCTTTATGCACATATGCGTATTAAGTCTTGTGTTAAGCTTTGGAGGCCAGATGATTTCTTTAATATTGATGATAGCGTTGATGATAATATAGAGCCTATCGCCCCGCCTGTAGCTGTAAAGACAGAATCAAATAATGATATTTCCAATGATTTTAAGGTTGGCTGGATAAGCCCCTCAAGTAAAAACGGTGTAAAGCGCTTATCAGATAAAGAAATTCTTGTTGATAAGCTTGAAACAAAAGAAGAGGCTGAGGTCTGGTTTAAGCAGTACCTTGAATCACAATAGTTTAGGAGAAGTCCATGGCCATTGATAAGCTTAAACTCTATAAAGGCGCACTTAGATTATGCGGTGAGCGTAGCGTTACACTCTCAGAAGAGCGTGAGCCAAGACGTTTGCTTGATGATGTATGGGATGAGGACGCTATAAAATATTGTTTAGAGCAGGGTCAATGGCAGTGGGCTACTCGCACAGTTGAGCTAACAGCAAGCTCTACTGTTAGCCCTGATTTTGGATATAGGTTTGCCTTTGAAAAGAATAGTGACTATGTGCGCACCACAGCACTTGCTACTGATGAGTATTTCTCAAATGGCTTTACTCAATATCGTGATGAGGGTGGCTACTTCTTCGCTGATCTTGATACATTATATCTTGCTTATGTATCAGATGATGCCTCTTATGGTCGTGATTTCTCTCTATGGCCCTTAAGTTTTTCCAAATTTGTTATGGCTTATATGGCCTTTGAGGTTGCGCCACGATTAACTGGTGTAAAAGTTGATATGGAAAAATTAGAGCGCCAAATGGATAAGCGTTTGCAAGAGGCTCAAAACAAAGATGGTGTTAATCGTCCAGTACAGTTCAAGCCTCAAGGCTCATGGAATGGCTCTCGAAGAGGTGGGCGCTCTTATCCAAGAACAGAAAGGTGGTCATAAATGCCTCGCGCATCTATTCCGTTACTTGCCTTTAATCGTGGTGTTATAAGCAGTCTAGCTTTGGCACGTACTGATATTCCAAGAACAGCTCTTTCTGCTGAGGAACAGACAAATTGGATGCCTCGTGTGTTGGGTAGTATGATGCTAAGACCTGGGCTTGAATATATCAGTGCATCTAAAAATAATGCTACGGCTTTTCATATTCCTTTTATATTCTCTACATCAGATACCGCTGCCATACAAGTTTCTGATCAAAATCTGCGCGTTCTTGTTAATGATGCCTTGGTTACACGTAATTCTGTAAGCACTGCTGTGCAAAATGGTGACTTTGCATCTGCTACTGGCTGGACAGATATAGATGAAAGTGGCTCAACCTCTACCATAACTAGCAATCAATTGCAGCTTGTCGGTACAAAATTTGCGGCTGCTGGTCGTCAGCAAGCCCTAACAATAATTAGTGCAGATCAAAACATTGAACATGCGGTTCGTATTGTTGTGGATCGCGGTCCTATAACATTCAGGCTTGGTACTACATCAGGTAGTGATGATCTTATTAGTGAAACTACGCTTGGTGAAGGTATTCACTCTCTTGCTTTTACTCCGACAACAGGAACAGTTTATCTTGAAATGACTTCTCTTGCGCAGGCAATGAAGATTGTTAGCTCTTGCACCATTGAGTCCTCTGGTACGATGGATATTGCTGCTCCATGGCTTGAAGCTGATTTGCAATATATAAGATATGATCAATCGGCTGATGTTGTTTGGGTTACTTGTAGTGGTTACGCGCCAAGGAAAATAGAGAGGAGAGCTACGCGCTCTTGGAGTATAGTTCTTTATGATCCGCAAGATGGGCCATTTGATAATATCAATACAAGTGTAACAAATGTTACTGCGAGTGCATTAACTGGTGATATAACGCTTTCCTCTAGCCGTAACCTTTTTAAAAGCACTGATGTAGATTCGCTTATGAAAATTGGTGGTGTTGGTCAAGAGGTTAATCTTACCGCTAGTGGTGAGAATCAGTTCTCTGATGATATACGGATAATTGGTGTTGGATCTTCCAGATATGCTTATGCGACAATTACAGGAACATGGTCTGCAACAATTACAGTTCAAATATCTTATGGCGCTCCTGGCTCATGGGTGGATTTTAGCACATACAGTACAAATGTTACAGATAGCTTGAATAATGATGGTTTAGATAACCAAGAAAACTATTTAAGAATAGGCATTAAGGCTGGTGATTATACATCGGGAACGGCCACTGTTACCCTAAGAACATCATCAGGTACAATTCTTGGTGTAGTTAAAATAACGGGATATACAGATGAAAAAACAGTTAGTGCGGCAGTAGTTAAGGATTTAGGTAGCACAGATGCTACTGATGAGTTTTATTTAAACACCTTCTCTGATCGCAAAGGGCAACCTTCGAGTGTGAGATTGCATGAGGGGCGCTTATGGTTGGCAGGTAAAACAAAGTTGGTTGGTAGTGTATCTGATGCGTATGAAAGCCATGATGATGAGGTTATAGGTGATAGCGCACCATTAAATAGGTCTTTAGGGCAAGGGCCTATAGATGATGTTAATTTCTTAATATCTTTAAATCGCTTAATACTTGGTACTGATGGTGCAGAAACCAGTGCAAGATCATCATCATTAGATGAGCCTTTAACAGTAACAAATTTTAGTCTTAAATCACCATCTACACAGGGTAGTGCAAAAGTTGATGCTGCAAAAATAGATGATATGGCTATATTTGTGCAGCGCTCAGGTTCAAAAGTCTATCAAATAAATAATAAAGGCGATCTTACATATGGTGATTATCAATCGGTTGATCTTACAGAGCTTGCACCTGCCATTGGATTGCCTTCAATAGTAAGGCTTGCCGTTCAAAGACAGCCAGACACAAGAGTCCATTGTGTTCGCTCTGATGGTAAGGTTGCCGTTCTTGTAAGTGAGCCTGCCGAAGATGTGTTGTGCTGGATAGTTGTTGAGACTGATGGCCTTATAGAAGATGCTTTTGTTCTTCCAGGGACAGTCGAAGATGAGGTTTATTATCTTGTTAAGCGTACAATAAATGGCTCTACAGTTCGTTATCTTGAAAAATGGGCGCTAGAGAGCGAATGCCAAGGTGATGATATAAACAAGCAAGCTGATAGCTTTTTGGTTTATGATGATGTTTCTACCACTTCTATTACAGGTGTAGATCATCTTGAGGGCGAAACTGTAGAGATATGGGCTGATGGTATTTATGTAGGTACAAAGGTAGTTACATCGGGCGTGGTTACTTTGGATAATGCTGCATCTAAGGTTTGTCTTGGGCTTTATTATGAGGCTAGGTTCAAAAGTGCCAAGCTTGCTTATGCTGCTGCGATGGGAACGGCACTTACTCAGAAGAAAAAGGTTGATCATCTTGGGCTTATATTAGAAAACACTCACCTTGATGGCATTCTTTATGGATCTTCATTTACCAAAGTAAATGGAAGTTATGTTGATCTGGATTCTTTACCAAAATATGAAGAGGGGGCGCTTGTTGCTGATGATACGGTACATGAAAGCTATGATACTGAGCCAATAGAATTTGATGGAACATGGGATACTGATTCTCGTGTTTGTCTATTGGGTAGAGCGCAGCGTCCATGTACTGCTTTGGCAGCAATAGTACAAATGAATACGAATGGTTAATGAACGTGTAGAAATAAGACCAGCCACAAGGCAGGATATTAAAGAATTTTATGGCAATACGATGAGGGATTCTTGTCGAGCATGGAGTGGATTTTATGATGGAAAACTTGTATGTGTCGCAGGCGTAGCCATAACACGCAATCTTATGTTAGTATTTATGGAGATGCGTTCCGATGATGATGTGCCTGATATTACTGTTTGGAGGGGTGCATTAGAAATTTGGTCAAAAATACAAGACCTTGGTTATAGCGTTCTTTATGCTGTAGCTGATCCGAAGTTAGAAACTGCACCAGCCTTTTTGTCTAGGTTGGGATTTGAACATATAGAAAGCTCTGTAAGAGGGGAAATATATAGATGGCCGCTCCAATATCAATAGGTTTAATGGTAGTATCAACAGCATTGACTGCTGCCTCCGCTATACAGCAAGGGAATGCTGCTGACGTACAAGCACAAGCGCAACAGCAAATGCTTAACTCACGCGCTTTGCAGGCTGATATGAAGGCCAATGAAGAGAGGGCGCTCACACAGCGTAGTGCCAATGAGGAGCGTAGGCAGGCTGAATTATCCACCTCACGCGCTCAGGCACTTACTGCGGCAAGTGGTGGCTCGACCTTAGATCCCTCTATTGTAAATCTCATGGGTGATCTTGCTGCCGAGGGTGATTATAATGCAGGAATTGAAACATTTCAGGGTGAATCTCGTGCGCGTGATCTTGAGTTTGGTGCAGAGCTTGACAGATATAGTGGTGTGCAAGAGCGCAAAGCTGGTAAAGCTGCAAGGAAAGCAGGCTTTTTAAAGGCTGGTGCTACAGTTCTTAAGGGCGGCTCTTCCATGTATAGTAAATATGGAAGCGGGGCTGGTTCTGAAAAAATATATTGGAATGATGGCACGTCTGGTAATTATACAAGATCAGGTAACGTAATGAGAGGTTATAGATAATGCCAGTATTACCAAATACCTATTCACGTAGAAGAACAGCAAGCTCACAGCGAGGCGTTAGAGGCTATAACACTTCTGCGAGTGGAAGAGGTGAGAGAGCCAATGCTGATGCTCTTGCTTCTGCTGGTAGAGATATTGGTAGTATAGCTGATGAAAGATATAAAGAAAAAGAACGTGAAGGCCGTAACACGGCACAAGAGGCAAGAACACGTAAAGAGGTAATGGATAAGAGTGCTATACTCAATGCACAAGAGCGTGAAAATACTGCGCAGCGCAGTATGCTTGATCTTATGTATGGCACTGATGATACACCTGGTCTATATCAAGCCAAGGGGTCTGATGCTCTTAATGCAGAAAGCACCTTTGAGGATAAATGGAAGAAAATTAAAGAAACAGGATTAAATGGTGTTGAAAATGGCATTGCTAAAAGAGAGCTAGAAAAATCATTCCAAAATATGTATGAAACAACTCTTGGTAATGTAAAGCGTTACCGAAATGCAGAGAGTGATAAATATTTTGCTGGCTTATCACAGGATACAATTAGTCTTGAAAATAATCGTGTTCGTTTTGAGTATAATAATGATGATACTTTTGCTATGGCTGAGGATAAGGTAAGGAAAAGTGCTAATAATTTAGCAATGGCAAATGGTGTTGATGCTACACCTCTTATAAATCAGCAAATATCATCATTATATCAAAGTAAAATAATTGGAATGCTTAGTAGCAATGATGCTTCAATTATTCTTGATGCACAAGATGTTTATGATAACGCACGTAAGCGAGGTAAAATAAAAGACTTTACTACAGCAATGAAGATAGAGAAAGCCCTTGCCTCTGTAGTTCCTGATGCTGCTGCCAAGCATATTTATGATACAAAAACTTATAAAGCAATGAAAACAGATAAGGCTGACATTATATCCTTTATCGTGAATGACATTGAGGGTGGCGATGAAATAGCGCAAGAGCCTGATGGTGCGATTGCAAAATATGGAATCAATAGTGAGGCCAATCCTAATGTAGATGTTGCAAATCTTGATGAGGCGGGGGCTAATGCTCTTAATGATAAGCGCTGGAAAGATTTTATGATTGATGATGTTCCTGAGGATATGAAGCTTATTGCTTTTGATACTGCATTTAATCATCGCCGTGATTTTGCTCAAAATGTAGTTGAGAAAATCCGTAGTGGAGCAACGCCTAATGAGGTTCTTGATCTAAGATTAAAAGAATATCAACGCTTGGTTAAGGCCAATCCTAAAAAATATGGTAAATATTATAATGGCTGGAAAAACAGGCTAGAAAAAATATCAGATCAAATGGTGGGCGGCGCAAAGTTTGATGAGAAAAAGATTTATAAGACCGCTGAAAATCTTGATAAGAGATATAAGGGAGCAGGTAAGGCCCTTATTGATCTTTACAATGCTGATCAGAAACTTCGCGCAGAAGCAAAGAAAGCTGCAAAAACATCTGTTCAAGATCAGGTGATTAAATATAACTCACAAAATAATGGTGATTACAGTAACATGCCTGCTGATCTTAAGGCGCAGGCTGCACTTATGAATATTGATGTAACGCAGTATAAGGGCGTATCTGATCGTGAAACTGTAGATGAGCTGGATATTATGACTTCTGATCAATTATCCAATGTTGATCTTGATGATCCTATCTATGCGCAGAATTTAACCTTTGATGATTTACAGAGCTATAAAGAGCAACAGCAAAAATTATCTCAGCCTGAGAGTAAATACCTCAAAGATAAAATTGATGGTGTTGTTGGGTATTTCTATAGATCAGAGCTAAACAAAAATCCTGATGATAAAAAGGTTAAGGCTGATTATGCCAATATGAATAGATATGTCCAATTTGAGGCGCAAAAGATATTTGAGAAGAATGGTAAAGTAACAGATAAAGAGCTTTCTGATTTATCAAAAGATTTCTTTAAAAACCGTATATATGATCCTGGTATTCTTAGCGGTGAGATTGCAAATGTCTATTCGATGCCAGTTAAGGATATTCCTGCTGATATTCGTAAGGCAATAGAGGTAAGCCTAGCTAATGAGGGCAAGCTTACAACTGATGAATCCGTAAGACAGCGTTATATTCTGCACTTGCGCAGACAAGGACAAATAGAGGAAGCAAAATAAATGCCCGAAGATTTTAATGCAGATTACTTCTCAGGTCTTGCGGCTAATGCTAATGATCAAAAATCACAAGAAGCTCGTAGGTCTGTTATTGCTGCGAGTGATTCCAATCCTGATCTAGCTGCGCGTGCAAGTGATGTTTCAAAAGAGCTAAGCGTTCCTCAGCGTGCAGTTGAAAAGGACCTTAGTTTTTATGAGCGCGAGAAAAACTTTAATGCAGATTACTTCTCAGAGATTGGTAAGAAATATCCTTCTATGCTGGATTTTGTTTCTGATCCTGATAATGCAAGTATTGTTCATGATGATTTATCGTATTTAGAGAACACAGGTAAGGCTTTAGGCTCAATGGGTAGAGCCTTTGGTGTTGGTGCTACTTATGATGTTACGTCTGGAATTTATGGAGCAATCGAGGTTGGCTCTGGCGTATTATCAGATGTTATAGGAAAGCCTGCTGATAAATTACTTTCCTATATGGGTGCAGATCAAGGAAGCTCTGTTGATATTTTTGGGGCAGTTAGTGAAATTGCAAAAAGAGGACAGATTGCGACACAAAGCCAGTCTGATATAAATACAGAAATATTAAGCAAAGACTCCAATCTTGCTATAAACCTTCTTACCTCTGCATCGCGCTCTGTTGGTACTACATTGACTGGTACTGTTGGTTCTGTACTAACAGGTAATCCAGCAATAGCACTTTCATCTATGGGTACAGTTACAGGCGGTAGCGCCATGGCAGATGCAAAGCGACAAGGGCTATCAAATGCAGATTCATTAAAATATGGTATTCTGCAAGGCGGTGTTGAGGTAGCTACAGAAGCTATGCCTATGTTCAATCTTATAAAAGATTTAGATGCAGGATCAGGCTTTTTTAAATTGATCGCCAATCAAATGATTGCAGAAGTTCCTGGTGAGCAAGTGGCTACATTACTGCAAGATTTTATTGAATATTCAACATTGAACGAAAGGGGCATAACTTTTCAGGAATATCTTAACTCTATTCCAGCCTCACAAGCTTTTACACTTGGCTCTACTGTTATAGCGGTAGGAATGCAAACAGGGGCAGTACAGGCAATCAATAGAGCCTCGCGTGGCAAGAGAGAGCCTGAGCCTAACCCGAATGAGGTTGCCAGTTATATTAAGAATGTTGGTAAAGCTATTGCTGATAAAAACGGTAAGCTTATGGGCAGATCAAAGCCAAAGATGCGTGAGTATATCGAAAAAACAACAGGTGATAAGACTTTCTATCTTGATGCTGAGGTAGTTTCAACACTCTATCAGAGCATGACAGAAGAACAGCAACAAGAAATACTTAATGCCATACCTGATTTTGAGGCTTCTCTTGATCAGGCGGTAAATACGCTAGATAGTTTTGAAATACCTGCTGCTGATTTCTTCACATATATACAGCCAAATGATACAGAAAATGTACTTGATGAGTATGTTACCTTTGCACCTGAGCATTATAGCGCTGCGGATATACGAGAAGTTGATGAGATGATCTCTGATCTTATAGAGCAAGCAGATCAAGCGCAGCAAGAAATGGCTAATGGTGATGTTGTAGAAAATAATATCTATCAGCAATTACTACAGACATTCAATGGCAGGAAAGCACCTTCTGGCCGCATTGATGTTGCGCGTATGATGGCACAAAATCCAAGAGCTTTTTATGAAACTCTACTTGAGCGCACTGAGAATAACCCGCAGGTTAAAGAGATTCTTGATCGTCTTATACGTGATGTAACTATACAGCGCGAAGTGCCAAATCTTAAGCGTGTGCTTAAGGTTGAAAACATTGATCTTGATATTGATCGTGTTCGTGAGCGTGCCAAGCGCCGCGCAAAGGCAGAGCAAAAGGCTAATGAGCAACCAGCCGATATGTTTGGTAATAAGAAAAAGAAGCGTAAAGGCAAAGCCAAGCCGACTCCTATTATAAGTTGGTTGGGTAAACGTGCAGGTATTCGCGCCACTGGTACAATGGCAAGAGAGCTTGCGGCCATGGATATTACACCAAAAACGCATCCACGGCTTTTCAGTTCAAAAGGTCTTGGTGCAGTAGATAATATTCCTACAGAAGAGTTTAATGCAGAGATTGGTAATGATATAGGGCTTATAGCTCCTCCAAATGAGGCGGGTTATGTTGATCCTAATTGGCTTATAGAGCAGATTCGCAATGAAAGCTTTGGTGAAGGTGCTTTAACTCAGCAACAGCAACAAGATGAGGCTGATCAGAAATATCTTGATGATATAGAGCAGGTCATGCAAATGGTTGGCGTTGATATTGATATGGAGAATGCTCAGATAAAAGATGAGCTAAGCGCTTATTCCAAGAGGCTTCAAAATGAATTTGATGGCGCACAGGATACTTTATATCAATTTGCTGGACGTAAATCTGAAACTGCTGATTTAACAAAACTTGATGAGGCTCAAGCTAGGCTTAATAATGGTGAAGATGCAGAAACAATCAGGTATGATACTGGCTGGTTTAAAGGTAAAGATAATAAGTGGCGTTACGAGATTGATGATTCTAAGGCAAGTTTAAATGTTGATCCTGATATGCTTGTTGATGGTGGTAGCACAACACTCGGTATATTTTTTAATCATGATAAATTATATAAGTCATATCCTAATATTGAAGATAATATTCAAGTTGTTGTTGATTCTTCAATTAAGACAAAAGCGGGGTATGGATTTGATGGGGCATCTAAGAAGATGGCTATATTTATAAATCCTGAAAGATTAAAAGGAGAGAAAGAAATAATATCTGGATTATCACATGAGATACAGCACGTTATTCAAGATATAGAGGGTTTTGATGGTGGTGGTAAGGCATCAGATATTATTAAAGCTCTTAAAAAGCAAGTCAGTGATGCTAAGGAGGAATTAAAGCATTATAAGGAAGGTAAAGATAATAAAGAAAGAAAAAGGCATCTTGAATATATTGCAAGCAAAACACCCGAAACTCTATTAAGAGAAGCACATATAGAATATTTAGCTTTGCCTGGTGAGGTTGAGGCAAGGAACACACAATCACGCCTAAACTTACCTGAGCTTGGTAGAAAAATAATAACACCCGAATCAACAGAAACTCGATATAATAAAGATAGTGCTGAAAGCAAACAAGAAGCTATAGATAAAAATAGCTCATTATTTTTTCAAGGCACTGATCAAGCGCCACGCGGCTCTATACAGTTCTTGCCTGATGGTAAGGCTATCATAAATTTATTTGAAAAAGAGGATTTATCCACCTTTATGCACGAGGCAGGGCATTTGTACTGGCGTGCCATGTCTGAGATTGCAGCCATTGAGGGCATTCCTGATCAGATAAAAAAAGATGTTGCCACTATTCGTAATTGGGTTGGTGCAGAAGATGGCGCAACTCTTAGCGTAGAGCAAGAAGAAAAGATTGCTGATGGATTCCTTAGTTATATTCGCAAAGGTGAAGCTCCGAGTGTTGATCTCCAATCTGCGTTTGGTCGCATGAAGGCATGGTTTGTAAGAATTTATAGAGGTGTGCGTGATAGCCTGCCAAAAATAAACAAAGATGTTAAAGAAGTTTTTGATCGTATGCTTGCCACTGATGATGCGATAGAGAATGTGCAGGCTGAGCCTAGCTTTAATATTGATCCTGTCATTCTTGGTTTATTGCCAAAAGTGCAGGCTGATAGAATGCAAAAGAAATTTGATAAAGCACTAAATAATGCAAAAGAAAGGCTTCTTAAAAAAGCAATCAAACAGGCCGAGCGTAAGGCAACCAAGACCTATAAAAAAGAGCGTGCGACTATTCGTGCCAGAATAACAAAAGAAGTCATGGAGGAGCGTGCTTACTCAACTATGGCCATGATTACTGAGAATGGTGGTATATCCAAAAAAGGTATTGCTCAGGTATTAAATAAAGAGGCTGTTAAATATTTATCAGGTCATGGCTTGGTAAAACGTGGAGGTGTTCACCCTGATATTATAGCTGATATGACCTCATATCGTAATGGCTATGAAATGATTATGGAATTTATGAATACTCCAAAGCTCAAAGCACGCATAGATGAATTAACAGATCAGGCTATGTTAGAGCGTTATGGAGATATGATGCAAGATGGATCAATCAATGACGAGGCCATGCGTATATATCATAACAACCTCCGCAAAGAGGTAATTGTTATGGAGATGCAAGCCATGAATGAGCTATCAGGTGTTGCAGGGCCAACTAAGGAAAGTATTGAGGCTGCGGCTCTTAAACTTGTTGGTGATCTTCCTGTAGGTAAATTACAAGCCAATCGTTATTTGCGTGCAGAAAACAAAGCTTTCTTTGAATATGGTAAGGCATTAGGGCAGGATAATTTTGCGCGAGCTGCAAAGGCTAAATCTCAGCAATTACTTAATCACCATTTATATAATATGGTAATAGATGCGCGTAGCACTGTAGATAAATCAGTTAAGGGCTGGAATAAGTTTGCACGTCCTGATAAAAAAATTGCAAAAAGCAGGGGCATAAATATTGATTATGTCTATGCAATAAGAGCTATCTTAGCACGTCATGGTATAGGTAAAAGCGATTATCCTTTCAGAGATTGGTTTGATCAACTTACTCTTGAAAATCCAGATAGTGCGCAGAGCTTGGCGCAGTTAATAAACATGAATAGTGAGGGTGCGAAGCCTTATAAAGACCTAAGTGTTGGTGAGTTTATGGGGTTAAAAGATGCTGTTGATGGCATTGTCCAGCTTGGGCGTGATGTATTAACTACAGAAATCGAAGGACAGAAGCTTACAACACGTGAAGCCTCAGAGCGTGCAGCCGATTCAATCTATGATAATGGCAAAGTTCGTAATGTTAAGCACTATGAAAATATTATTGATAAATCAAAAGAGTTTGTTTCTGGTTTTGATAAGGTTATTACCCGCATGGAGTTTATTTTAAAAGCTCTTGATGGCAATAAGCTTAATGGTGTTCTTGCGCAGATGTTTATGAATCCATTGCAAGAAGCAGAAAATAATGAAGAGCTAATGATGCGTGAAGTATCTGAAAAGCTCAAAAATATAATCGAGAAGAATACTGGTGTTCGTACCAGATGGAGACAAAAGATAACCGATGCGCGCCTTGATGATACATTCACAGTTCGCAATGTAATAACTATTGCTCTGAATATGGGTAATGAGGGCAACCTTGAAAAAATGCTTGATGGTTATAATTGGGAATATGCAGATGTTAAAGCCCTTATTGAGCGCACCCTTACCAAAGAGGATATGGATACGGTTCAGGAAATATGGGATTTAATGGAAACATTACGACCTGATTTACAGCGCGTTCATAAAGAGGTTAATGGCTTTCCTATGGAGATTGTCAAATCTCAGCCAGTAGAAACAAAATGGGGAACATATCGAGGAGGTTACTTCCCTGTAGTTTACGATGTAAAGCGCAGTGATATTGGTGCGCGTAATGCGGAAAAAGTTAGTGTATTTGAAAGTAATTTCATTATCCCTAGCGTTGGTAAGGGCATGACCAAGGGCAGATCCACCTTTACTGGTCCAGTGGATTTAAACTTTGATGCTATAGTTAGTAGCCACCTAAGCAAAACCATACATTTAATTACTCATGGCGCGGCTGTTAAAGATTTAAACAGGATTATCATGCAAGATAATTTTAAGAAGGCAGTCATTGAGGTTGCTGGTACTGAAACATATAGCAAGTTTAAGCCCTGGTTACAGGCTGTTGCCTCAAATAGCGTATATGACAGTCCTGTAGAGGCTCATGACAAAGTTATTAGGCATTTGCGCGTAGCAACCACACAGATGTTTCTAGGCTTCTCTGTAAGCACAGGTGTAAAACAAACACTTGGTATGACAGCCAGTTATGCTTCGGTACTTCGTGGTGAGGTAACTCAGCGTAACTTCTGGAAAGCTAATCGCCAATATTTCACAGATCCCGCCAATGCTTCAAAATTTATTCTTGAAAGCTCTGTATTCATGCAATCAAGAATTAGAAAGATGGATGCTAATATTGCTACGGTTATGGCTGGCGTGTCAAAGCTCAACACTACCTATGACAAAGTAATGTATGCAGGTATGGCGGGTATGGGTTATTCGCAGCTTTACACTGTAGATATGCCTACATGGATGGCAGGGTATAATGAGGGCATGGAGCAATATAACGACCATGATAAGGCTGTTAATATGGCTGATACACTTGTAAGGCAAACACAAGGCAGTGGTGCGGTTAAGGATTTATCCACTTTACAGCGCGGTAATGAAACACAAAAAGCTGCATGGACAATGTTTGGTACGTTTATGATTGGTGTGCTTTATCCAAAATTAAGAGAGCTGGGTATTGATGTATCAAAAGGCCATGTGTTACGTTCAATTTTTTCTTTAACCTCCCTCCTGTTTATTCCTGCGGTATTAGAAGGGCTAATGAGTAGTCCACCTGAAGATGATGAAAGTTGGCTTGAGTGGATGCTTGTTAAGAATATAAGCTATGGGGCTTCATCTGTTCCTATTGCTGGTGGTTTTGTAAATGCTTATTTAGAGGATTATGGTTATTCCATGTCTGCTACGGAAACGCCTATTGATATGTTTATGAGTAATATCAAGAGTGATGATCCAGATAAGTTTGCCAAGGGTTTTGCTGTTGGTGTTGGTGTTGTAACCAAACTGCCTGTATATAAGCCTTATTTGGCATTAGATGAGCTGATAGATCAGGCATCTGGCGAAGAAGATTTGAATGTTATAGAGTTATTACAGCTAAGGAGAGATTCTGATAGGTGATAATTCATATTTATTCTGTTATATTAAAACTAACCTTAATCCAAGGGAGTTGGCATGAGTGTACTTGATCGTATAAATGGACTAAACCAAGGCGTAGCATATAAAGCCCCTGTGAGGGTGGCTACTACGGCAAATATAACCCTGTCTGGTGCGCAGACAATAGATGGTGTTGCTGTTGTTGCTGATGATCGGGTTTTAGTAAAAGACCAAACAGATCAAACACAGAACGGTATATATATTGCATCTGATAGTGGATGGAGTCGCTCGGCTGATTTTGATGGCAATCGTGATGTGACAGAAGGCACAATGTTTATTGTGCTATATGGCTCTACCTCTGCTGGTTGGTTCTATAAGCTAACTACAACATCTGATCCTGTGGTTTTTGGTACAGATAATATTACCTTTGAAATTGTTCTTGATATGTCGGCAATTTCTGCAATCACTGCTTTTGGTGTATCTTTGATTTCTGCAAGCAATGCAAGTGAAGTAAATACTTTACTTGGTTTGGTGATTGGCACAGATGTTCAGGCTTATGATGCTACTCTCACGGCCTTAGCAAGCGCTCTTACTGCCGCCAATAAGATTCCTTATGCTACAGGTTTGGATACCCTTGGTGAGCTTGATTTTATAGCAAGTGATACATTTGCAGGTGCTAGTACTACATCACTTAATGCAGCATCTAATACTAAAACCTACATAGACACGGAAGTCGCTAGTGTAGCCTCCCAAAGATACATAAGCGCAGAACAGACTATCACTTCTAGTGGACCACTCACTTTAACTCATGGATTAACAGTAACTAATCCACACACAATTTCTCTCAGGTATCATCTGGTTTGTCAGACTGCTGAGTACGGTTATTCCGTTGGGGATATCGTACCTATAGATTTTAACATGTCCTCTTTAGGGAATAATCATTACAGTATGGCTGTACTTAACACTACGGAAATAAACATTAGGTATTCCAGTGATGCTAGTGTGTTCAATGCTGGTAATTTTACTACAGGTGCAGTGGAAGCTTTCACAAACGCCAACTGGAAATTAGTAGTAGTAGCTGAGATAGTAAAATAAGATATGATAGGAATATAAATGGCTGACTCAAAAGAACTTTTATTTCAACAATCTCAACGCCTAGACAGGTTTGAAGATCAACTTGGGGAGGTAAGTAAGGCTATAGTTCAAATAGCCAAGACAGAAGAGCGTGTGAGTGTATTGATTGAACAAAATTCTCTTCTATTTAAAAAAATGGATGTTTTCCAGAAAGCTGTTAATGAGATAAAAATCGAGAGTGCGACACAAAAACAATCCCTTGGTTTTTTTGAACGTATTGGATGGATAATCACAAGTGCTTTTATTGGTGGTTTAGCTTGGCTTTCTGGAGGTGTAGGATGATAACTCCTGAAATTGTTAATCGTTGGCGCATTATACCGCGCGTAATGATTAGCCTTTATGGGTATATGTTTTGGCGTGTAGCAGAATGGTTCATGACCTTGCCAGATCCTAACGCTGCGCAATCTGCCTTTGTTTCTGTTATGATTGGCGCTGCTGCAACATTTTTTGGACTGTACGTTAATTCAGGAGCAAGCCTTAAAGAGCTTAAAGAAAGTAAATAATATGAGAATCAGTAAACATTTCACAAGAAAAGAAGCTGAGAGAAGTCAAACAGCAAGGCGGAGAGGTATTGATAATACTATACCTAATGAATTACTTGAAAATGTGGTTAATGTCGCAGAGAACATCCTAGAGCCTGTTCGTGTCCATTATGGTGTACCGTTTAGTCCGTCGTCATGGTATCGCTCTGAGGGTCTTTGTTTGGCTATAGGATCTAAAGCAACATCTCAACATGCTAAAGGGCAGGCTGTTGATTTTGAGGTTCCTGGTATTAGTAATTTTGAGGTAGCTGAGTTTATTATAGAGAATCTTGAGTTCGATCAATTAATTCTTGAATATTACGATGGAATTAATCCTAACAGCGGTTGGTTGCATGTATCATACAAGGATGTATTAAATCGTGGAAACATTTTGCGATTTGACGGCCATCGTTACAAAGAGGGTTTATCATGATTGCGATCGTACAATTTGTTATTAGGTTTAGGTATATTTTTATTATTGGAAGTGCGCTTGTTGTGGTGTCTGGCTCATGGATTCATGGGTTTTATAAAGGTAAATCATATGGCCAAGTCAAAGTGATTACTAAAATCATTCAGGCTAATGCTGAGAGTAGGAAAGGATCGATTAATGTTAAAAGAGAAGAGCAAAGTCTTGACAGTGTTAAGCTTGATAATGAGCTGTGCCGTCTTGCAATCGTGCGCCAAAACAGTGGTTGTGAATAATCATCCTGACTGGCTTGAGGTCGGAACGATATCATTAGAAGATACTGAGGAAACAAAGCGGTGGATGTACCGTTATGAAAGTAATAGATTAAGAGAAGTTAAGTAGAATCAACTTTATTTAACTCTATGTTTTCATAGTCTTTGTATTCCAATTCCGACATTCTACGCTGAGCATTGTAAGAAGAAAAAAACTCCTCCTCTACTTTATCAATAATTTGCGGTGTGAATGGTGGACTAACAGGTTTATTGAGTAGTACGGCTGTTACTTTAAATTTGCTCATTGTTAATACCTTTCATTAAATGGTTCATATTTTATCTCCTGAAATTTAATCCTAAAAAGGTATATTATCTTCTGGTGTGTTGTTTGACGCTATTTTCTCTGCGTATCCACCAACAACACAGAGTAAAAATTGTTGCCATTCTTCCGCTGATAGTGCGGCTAAGTTTGTTTTTCCTAGCCAATCTAGGTACTCACCTCCCATATCACCACCATGTAATGCTGCTTCTATTTCATTTGTTGTTGGATCTACCATACCTTTTAATTCCTTTAATATGTTTAAGTGTTTCATTGAGCAGGCCCTTCCAGACCTACCGCTTTCTTTTGCAAGTATTGGATCATATCCAAAACTTCTTGCTTCTCTGGGGCATATAGAGCATTTCATCTGCCTATAAACTCCGTTTTAGTTTCCTTATCTCCGAATAAATACCAAGCGCAATTATCTTTGGCGTCGTGTGGGCTGTCTTTTATCCATTTAACTCTGCCTACACTTACAATTTTTGAGCAGTATTTTAGTAATTCTGGTGTTGTTTTACAGCTGTTTCTTTTGGCCATATTTTTATGTATAGTGTGTGCCCAATCAGCGTCGAACAATAACCATGTTGGGGCTTGGACTCTCAGGTGATTGATTAGCGGGTGTAATATTTCTCTAGTCCAGGGCGGGTTTGTGATGAAACAATCTATATTTCCAGTTAACAATGTAAGTGCATCTTTTTTCTCTATCCCATCAGCTTTAGGATCTATATCTCTAGCTCTAGCGCAGACATGGCCATGTGGCTTTAATTGTTTTATCAACGCCCCATCGCCAGCGCAAGGCTCACAGTATCTTGTTTTTGGATTTAAATAAGGAAGTAAAGGAGTCACCGCCCTTGGATCCCAAGTGGTATACAGATCGTTCTTTCTTCTTTTGAAATCACTACGCTTGCCCAAAATCATACTCCAATATATCGTCAAATTTTCCATTAGGTCTTACTAATATTCTTGTTGGTTTATCAAGCGTCTTCATAGCTTCCGCTGCTTCTTCCGCGCTTTGTGGTATGGCCGCCGCGCTACCTCCGCGTTTAATCCAGAAGCCAGCGAATCTTGTTTTCATTTTAGGGTTTTCTGGGAATACCCATTCAGGATAACTAGTTACGCCAACGTGATAGGATATCTTAATTGAATCTGGTTTACCTGTTTTCATATGAATATCATAATAAACATCATCCACATCATACCATACCGATTCAATTTGGCTGGATAGTATGGCGGCTTTACTGCTATTGGTTTCCACGTTTGGTTCTGGTTCTGGCCATTCATACCCGCAATCGAAGCACACGCGAACTGCCGCATGGTTTAAGCTTAGGCATTTAGGGCATTGTTTTATTGGTGCGTCTCCTGTGCCATTGCCCGGTGCTTTTACTTTTACATTATCTATGGGGCCAAGGGCTTTTACAACCCCGCCAAAATCCAATACCATACAGTTAGAAACTAACAACCCTTGGCAAGTGAAGCGATTTCTGGGTCCGGCATTGAGAATGTCCCATACCTGCCTTTTGGTTTGCTTGATTTTAGGTTGAAAAATCTGCACTCTATTTCTTGGAAAGAAAAACCCTTGTTTAATAGTTTTATTATTGTATCGTCTGCGTAACGCACGTTTGGAAATTGATCTCTGAATAAATGCATTTGTCTTGTACCAAAACTGCATCGCTGATTGTTCATATTTATAATAGCTCGAACAAGACGAAGATTCCCCGGCTCGTAATGACCGTTGTTGTCTATTCTGTCTATTTGTAAGGACCGATCCAAACCAAGATTGTCCATTATGTATTTGCCCATTAAGCTGGGGCTGCCAAACCTGAACTTGATTCCTCTTGCCCCATAATTTGGGTAACTTAAATCCTTCTTGTTTGTGCATCTCTGCTTCGCAGTAACACATCTCCGCTGTAGCCATTTTGGGACTCCAAGAACGGGCTTGCTGATATTTGTGATCCGTCCACATTTTCTGCACCCAGCAGTTTTTTTCCTCAGCGTATCCACAGCTTTTTCTTCCAGCCTCCCACATCCATTGCATAAGGTTTCTAAATACGGACGTGATCTCTCGCCCTTTCTTATAACCACTCCTGTTGTAACCACTATCGAGCTTGATTTCCATCCCACCATATCCTGTAATACTGATGGGTATTTGTTTGGCGGCGCATTCTTTAAATTCTTTCCATCCATATTCTGTCCACACCTTATGATCGGGCGTTGCTATCAGCCCAGCATACTCAATTGTATTTTGGATACCTTTTGACACTATACCACCATGCCTCACAAATGCAACACCATCCCAAACTTTCATTTGTTTTGTTATTTTTTCAATCGGTACCAACCCTATATCGGTTAGAATCTTTTGCCCTTCGGCAATACAATCTGGTTTGGCTGATGAAGCGATCGCGGCCAGTCGTAGCTCTTTGGTCGGTAGGTTTCCGATAGAGCCATCAACCAACCTCATTCCACGGCCAACAATCTGAACATATGACGATGGGGCGCGTAGTGGGCGCATAAGAACAACGAGATCAATGCAGGGGATATCGATTCCTGTTGTCATCGTCATCACATTGACAACGCCATCAACTTCCTTGCGCTCAAACTGGCCAAATATTATATCACGCTCTTCTTCTTTGGTGTCTCCTGTAATTAGCGCGAAGTTTAATCCACGCCTTTTAAATTCCTCCACTGTGTTTTCCGCGTGCTTAACAGTAACACAGAAAACTAGCGGGTAGTTTCTAGTTTCCATGTGGTGGATTACCTCAGTTACACAAGCCTCTGTAATTTCGCATTTGTTCACAGCTTCATCAAGTTGAGACACAACAAAATCTCCGCCACTCATACCAACACTAGAAACGTCCATTTCAATATTGGTTTTTGGTGTTATTACTGGCGTTAGGTATCCCTCCTCTAGCAAGTGCAGAACTGGTATTTCAAAAGCTATATCTGTAAATAAAGGATTCTTACCCTCAGTTAGATATCCTTGGTTCTGTCTGTAAGGTGTGGCCGTGTATCCGCATATTTTTAATTTAGGGTTGATTATCATCAGCGCAGCAATGAACTGTCTATACATTGTTGCTTGATTGGGGGAGATTAAATGTGCCTCATCAATTAAAATTAAATCGACATGGCCAACGATAGAAGCCTTGCGATATATCGACTGTATCCCAGCAAATAATATTTTGGCGTGATGGTCTTTCCTGCCAAGGCTCGCACTATAAAATCCAAGTGGTGCATGAGGCCATTGCTTGATCAGTGTCGCGGCATTCTGTTTTAAAAGTTTAGCTACATGAGCTAATACTAATATTCTAGTTCCTGGGTATAGGGTACAAGCCCGCTTGGTAAATTCAGCGATCATTAAAGCTTTACCACTGGCTGTAGGAGCAACGATTAATGGATTACCATCGCTTATAGCCCAATAATCGAAAGGTGCGCGGATTGCCTTTTCTTGATATGGTCGGGGGGTGAACATTGTTAATAAAACATATCGGGTTGACGATATGCCTCCTCTATACGCTTATAGGCTATATCGAAGTATTTTTCTTCTAGCTCTATACCTATAAATTTACGCCCCATTTTGGCGCAAGCTACCCCTGTTGTGCCACTACCCATGAAGGGGTCAAGGATTATTTTGGTGTCTTTAGGCAGGTTATCAATACACCACTCCATGACCTCTACAGGCTTTTGTGTTGGGTGTTCTCTTACATCATCGCCTTTGCGTATCATACCATTCCACATGTATCTTTTTATCCTTACAGCTTTCTTTAAGCTTGTCCACGCCATCTCAGCATCAGCAAAGTCATTAGCCCCATTCTCTTTATCCCATATTAACCAGCAAGATGTGGGCGGGAGAGGGAAATAGTTACCACCAAATATAATTTGTTCACCACTACAAGCCATCATTAAATCAAGGTGTTGCTTTCCAATAGGATATTTATCCCAATCATGCACCCCATAATCTCTTTGGTCAGCTAATGCCTTTGACTTCCCACCGCTTTTTCTCTGTCGTGACTGAGTTTTTTTACTATTTTCATTTATCCCATAAGGTGGGTCAGTCACAACAGCGTCAACCTTATTAATCCCCAGCATAACCTCCATACAGTCCCCTAAGTACAGCGTACAATCACCAATTATTTCTTTTATCATCCCTCATCCCTCCAAACGCTTCCATCTTCCATAGTGTACTCAATCCAATTTTCTTCTGGGCTAGAATCTATAGGCTCACCAGGAACAAGTGTTGGGTTGTATCTGTGGCTTTTGCAACCTCTTTCTTGGTGGGCGTAGTCTAGCGTTGTATCATTGTTTATATCCCTTAAAATCCCGCAGCTCCATGTACCATCCCTTTCAGCAGTAACATGGGCACACGTCCTGCAATTCCTATCAGCGGCCTCACGCCCCCTACAAAGCTCTTTAAAGTCACAGAATAAACATGGTGGCATTTTATCGCTATCACTAAACTTTTCTGGTGCTTCATCAGAAAATATAATTCTTTCGGCTTTGGCTTTTAGTTTAATAGCCTCCGCTGGGTCTGCTTCTGTTCGGACACCTATCTGTTTCCTGCCCCCTGGTGTTGTGACTGTCATCCATGAGCGAGTAAGCCCTTCGTAGTCCATATATAAAACCTGTTGCGCGTAATAAACGATATCCCATATTGATAAAGCTGATTTTTCATTGATCGCCTTTAGCTTCTCAAGCTTGGCAAATTTCTTGTCATTTACCGCTTTATTTTCCCATAGGTGGAGTGTCGCTGGGGCTTGAAGTAATCCCAATAATATTCCATCGGCGTGCCCTCTGAGGTGTCCTCCAAAATCTTTCCATCCAATTTGTCTAGTTGAATCGCCTGACGCTGTGGTTTGTAACTCTAGTTGAGGCACAGCCTTTATACGCTCAGCTACTAAATCCTCTGTACGGTGTCCGTCCTCAAAATAACGTAGGGTTTGAGCTTTGAATTTAATTGTTTTCACCCAGCGGAATCCATACCAAAGCTCACGAGAGCATTCTTTACCAAGTGAAGACATTCCTAAGTACGGTCTGCGCTTTTCTTCTGTTTGCGCGGCCTCTTGTGCTTTATCCATGGCTTCGAGGGTTGGGCATTGTGTGGTGACTGGTAGTTTCATGTTATCCTCGTGATTAAAAAGGCGGAGCCGTCTTGTGAATGCTATTGATTATTTACACTCCAACATTCCTTGGAACGAAGTAACGGACAAGACGGCTCCATAAAAAAAGTGCCAGCATATATTACCCGCTGGCTAGGATCCCTCAGCTTACTTATGCCAAGGAGCTGCGGCCTGTGCGGAAGTCGCAGGTGGTGCAGTAGTAGTAGGTGGTGCTACATTGTTTGTTGCTGGTGGTGTAGAGGCGGCTTGTGTAACAGCTCCAGCAACAGGGCTATAATCAGCGATGTAAATTTCACCAATACTTTTGCCTTTAGTTTTTTTCTTTACTACAGCTACCGCACGTTTTTGCAATAAGGCAGCGGAATCATTTGTGCCGGGAACCTGTGCGGCCATACGCAAGGTATTAAATTCCTCACCAGCAATTTTAACTGCAATAGGATTGCTGTTCCAAAAGTTTAAAATAATGGTAAAATCAGCACCTTTTTGTGGGCCATCATCCACAACACAATTGTATTGAAGATATTTATTAGCTGGATTTGATTTTGCCTCCTTTATTTCTTCAGTAAGGATAATGAAGGGATGCTCACCTTCATCTAAAGGAAATCCGCCTCCTCCCATTTTAGGTGAGTTGTCATCAAAGTTTTGTCCTAAATCTGCCATGTTATTTAGCTCCTGTTTTTTTAGGGTTAAAGTAAGGGATATGTTTAGTAAGTTCATTCCAATCCAGCGGCATTTCCGCTGGTAAAGAATAGCGGTTTTTGGCTACGAACGCGGGGCGTTCCTCAGTGAACATAATTCGCTCACCTGCACCAACAGCTCGAACATTTTTCTTGTCCTTGCCATCTTTAATGGTGGTAACTCTGTAGTTAGCAAACAACACGATATCACTGTGTTCTAGTAATTTACCCGCAGCCTTATCCTGAAGCTTGATTTGATAGCGGTCATACGGCTCTGTAGTGGGGTCATTATATTTCTTGGCAATAGAGTGTGCTGTTTGAATAATTGTCATACCCTTCTCATTGCGTAGATAATTTATCGCGTCGATGTATTCTGACCAATAAGTTAAAGCTTCAACATAGCCTCTGCCATAACCAGGATCCTCAATACTTGTCCAGTTATTAACTTCACAAGTATGTTGCCATATAAGCGGCTCCATCCAATCAAGAGAATCCTCCACAAGAGTTTTGAAGTCGTGTTCCTGTGTTGCTAGAACAGTTAAAGCGTCCATTACTTCTGCATAAGAATTGCACAGAGGAAAATGATCTGACTCTAATAATCCTAGACCGTCTTCTGTTAAGATAAAAATTGGATTTGGAGCATCAGCACCAAACTTGGTTTTACCAATACCTTGAACACCATGAATTAGTATTCTTGGAGGTAGATGTGATGCGCCTTTTTGAATTGATTTTAAATCGAATGCCATTACACACTCCCCTCTACAAGTTTAATTGAGATTTTACGCTTGCCTGGTGTAACGCTGCGAGCTGGAGCAAATACCTTTTGAATTGCTTTTGGCCATGCATTAAAGGTAGCTTCAGGAATTGAACGCTTAACAGTTATATACTCTTCAGGATCTTCCTCCCAATCATCACGGATAACCTTCTCGCCAGCTTTCATAGCGTCAGCATCCCATTTAACATTTTTGGGGGTTTCAGCTTCTACCACATAACCATCTTGGCTATCGTCATTGAAGGTTGCCTTACCATAAATACTTTCCTTAGCCTTATAAGCTTCAGCCATTGGCTTAGCATAACGCTTATTAAGGATGCTGTTATATATAGTGCCAATATCTTTAATTTTAGTGGCTTCAATAACAATCTCTTGCTGTATTAATAGCAGTTGATCTACTGTGAGAGCCTCTAAATCTGCGGGGGTCATCGTTAGAAGATCCTCCATAGAAATTGAATTTTTCGTCATAGTTCTTTCCTTGTAGTTATCTATGGTAACTCATGTTGAGTACCTAACAACAACACTAAAGATATGTTGAATCTATGTCAACAGTTTATTTGTATTTTTTATGATATCCACTCATCAAGAATAGCGAGTGCTTGATCTACAGCGTCTTGTGGGCAGTCAGCCTTAATCACACGCACATCATGGCCAAGTGAGCGCAATAGTTTATGGCGGGCTTTTTGAGTTTTAGATACTGATCCGCGTTTAGTTTTTAGTTCTATCATGCCAAGTCTGCCATCACCAAAGTATAACCTTAAATCGGCTTCCCCTGCTCTCATGCCAGACATTTTAGCTTTTATAGCTTGTTTTCTACTTGTTCTTAAGCCATTTTGATCTGCTGCGAATGTGAATTTTGCTCCTGCAAGTTCTGCTTTATGCAGGGCTTCCGCAATAGCCATCTGCAAATGATCTTCTTTCCATGATAGACTGGGATTGCTCCATAGGTGACGATTTAGTATGGATAATTTAGGCATTCAATAAATCCGCTGGGTTGATTTCAATTTTATGCTCTTTAGCCAGTCCAATGAATTTTTTCTGTAGGTCAGTGCTAAAAGTTCCACGCTTCATGGCGTGATGAAGGGTGGTGCGATCTATATTTATAGCCTCAGACATTTTAGGTATTGATCCGTTGAAAGTAGGTAGAAATTTATCAACCATCTTCTCTACACGATTTTTTTCAGTAGTCATTATTTAATCCTAATTAAGTTGTGCCGCCGCACAATTAATAGGATAGAGGATAGTTGAAGGAATGGCAACATTAAAGTTTACATCACCACCAAACAATTACTTGGCCTTGTCACTGCGACATAAAGCATTTGCATCATTTCTTTAGTTCTTGGGTTTTTAAGGATATCATCCAGTATAAGAAACTGGTTTTCAAAAGTCGATCCTTGCGAGCAATGAACAGTCATTGCGTAAGGATGGCGTAGATCAGCATAATAATCTACATATGAAAAGAATAACGGCCACATTCCACCATGAGCTTTTGCTGCATCTCTGAGCGTAGATATATTCCTTTTGTGTGTGGCGTCATCATCTACACAATAGGCTGTTTCCTCACCCTCTTCATATGAATCTAATCTCACGGCCCAGCACTCAACAGGATCAATTAAATTTTGATTAGCGGCATAGGCTGCGGTTACTGCTGCATCCCTACCACATGGCCTATAAGGGACAGTTTCACGATACAGCTCCTTAACATTAAGCTCCTGATTGACGTAAAAGGATTCCATCGCGTTATTCCTTAGCACAACAGTTTGATTGGGCATGAATGGTGTATCTGGATTATTATAGATATTGTTATAAGCCATTTTATTTATCATATTAACAGTTCTATTTGTCCATGCAACACAACGAAACTTATCGTTATCTTTTTCAAAATCTTTGGATTTAAAGGAATCCATCATCCATTGTAAGCCCACTTGGTATGGTGCCTCAATAATACCTGTGTGATCTTTCATATCAAAAGATTGCTTTAGACGATCCAAGTCAAAAGTTCCCGCGTCGATCATTTCTCTAAGTAGCATACTGGCCGCGATAATGGGATTTTCAGAAGCCTGACGTATTACAGTTTTAAGTTCTGTGCATTGCCCAGCATGAAAGGCTCCTGATTCTACCTCGCCAACTGGAGGTAATTGTGCTGGATCACCAATAGTTATAAATGATTTGCATAGTCTATTGAGATATTTCAAAAGTTCATCACTAACCATTGATCCCTCATCAATAATAATAGTTCTATATTGCTTAGCGCTAGACGCTCTACCGCTCTTTAGGATTCTCTTTCCGCCACTAGAGCCAACAGTTAAACCAAGCAATTTAAAAGTTGTCATTATATCTACATCAATATTTGCATCACGCATTTTACGGCGTATTACATCTACAGCTTTATTGGTTGGAGCTGTAAGGCAGATATTATAGTCCTTTTTTTTACAGCGTTTTACCAATTCAATTAGGCTATAAGTTTTCCCCACACCAGCATATCCCTTAATTACATAGCGTTTTTGATGCTCTATTGCGTCCATAGCTGATGATACGGCATGTTCTTGCTCGTCGGTTAGATCTATATGATTCCTCACGTCAAAAACTCCAAAATCATATAAATTAAAACCAAAGTGCCAAATATAGAGCTAGCTAATATATAAAAGTCTAACCATTCAAAGCCTTCGCTTTCTGGCTCTTTTATATTAAATGCTCTGGCCAAATATAGGGGGTGTGATAGGCGAGCTGGATTCATGTGGGGATAAACACACCCGCCTACCACTATCCTGACTAATGCAGGAATACTGTTCTAAATTCTCTTGCTCCTGTAGCTGCATTAGGTGTAATTCCCAACGAAGCTCTCGTAATCTTTTATCAAGGCAACCGCTTGGATCGCCGTAAAGATTACGCATCTCATAGATTTTTTCTGATTTCTCTAATATCTTATTAGATTTAATGTCTACAAAATCAATTATTTTCATGTCCCAAAAAGCTCCTTAACGATTGCAGTTATAATAATAACATTTATGTTGAATTAGTGTCAACAGGTATTTCATAATAATAACCATCAATACCCTGCCTAGAATAAACATATTTTTTAAGCCTGCGTCTATATATCATCGGCTCTTGTTCTGGATGGGCTACGATTACATCACCATCATCATTAAGTATCATCAGCATCACCTCTTCTATGGCGCTATCCGGCCATCTTTCAGGAATTTTCAGCTCGTATTCAAAATGTCCGTAAACTTTTAGTGTTCTGTGTGCCATCACTTCTCCCCCTCTATAGCAATATAAGCCTCTCTTGGTCTACCTCTTTTACCCGAAGCTACCCGCTCATGTGTAACAAGCTCCGCAGATATAAGCGCATCCATTATATCGCCCATATCTCGTTTGCGGTGTTTCGAATATGGTGGTGTTTTTTGCATATCACTCCAACTCACGCCATGCTCACCAGTGCCTCGGATAGCCTCTAATACTTCTTTTTTATCGGCTTCAAAAGAAGATCCAGACATTTTCATTTTAAGAACATCTGCTGATTGATTAACCGCAAAGCGCACATATTTTACAGCCCAATTAATAGCCTCAATACCAACAATACTAGCCATAGGATCAATAGCTAGTTGCACAATTATAGATATCCTCATTGCCATTTCTTTGGCACGCCCTGGTAGGGCCTCTAAACCAAAACGCTCTAATTTATTGGCAAGATCAACGCACTCTTGTGAATAGGACCTGAGCATGGCTATAGAATCGCCATGAAAGGCCATTGTAATAAAGCTTGGCTCATTAACGGCGGTATCACTGGCTCCGAGATTATACCCTGCACGATCCTGTAGGGTTTCAATCCAATTGGTAATTTTATGTGGAACATCAATCATATCTTTATCATCGTGAACCATGCGCGGCATATTTGATTGGTGGATTATAAATCGCCCTAAGAATCCATCCGCAACGGCGTCACTGCGTAAATTAGCAAAAAAAGCAACTGGTGTTGTCATCCCCAGTAATGTTACCGCTGGGTTTTTAATGTGCCTGTCACTCATTTCTTTGGCTTTTTCTTTGGTCAGTGTCATTGTACTGTAACTGCTAGGGCGCATTGTCCCATGACAACGACCTATAGCTTCCATGAGCTGTGTGTTTGCCTCCATGAGTTGGGTGTTTTTGTTTCCTTGAGCAGCTTCCAGATATCGTCCAAACTCATCGATAATTGTAATGTGTTTGGGTGCGCGAAGTAGGGCAGAAAACACAGCTCCAGCACTAGTATATCCTGATCCGTTAATATAATCATGGAGTCCTGCTTTTGAGAGAATATCTTCGATGACGGTTTTACCGTGTTCTTTTCCTGTTCCTGATTTAGCTATATTTAAAAAATAAAGCGATGTGTGATTGCCTTTGGTTGATCTGTAATTCCTGCCCATAACAATAGAGCCAATAGCTAATGCTGTTTGCACAGCGAATCCTGGTTGCGGAGCGCGTGCAGTAACGTTGTAATAGTTTGCTATATCCCCTAAAACTCCTGGTGGTGATAATAATTCTGCTGGCATATCCTCATAATCTGTCTTTTTGATATATAGAGCTGGCTTCTCTTCAATGAGTTTTTTGACAGTCTCCAACCCCTCTAATGTGTGGAGGTCATTAAAGTCTACAGGCTTACTGGAGGTATCTTGAAAGATAGGAAATACAATACGGCATTGAGTAGCTTCACTGGCCGCAATTCCCTTAGATCTGCCCGTATTTACGTCCTTCCATATGTCATCATCGCCACAAATAATAACATTACTGTCTGGGTTTTGATCTTTTGCTGTGTTTGTAACATCAAGTAAATTATTGGCGTTATAGGCACAATATACTTTTGCACCTGTAGCTTCATTAATACTGGCTGCTGTGGCGAATCCTTCTGCTACATAAACAACATCACCAGTCCCCTTTATGATGTGATAGCCACCACTAGTTTTTCCCTCAACCAAGAATTTCTTTTTCTCGCCCTTAATTTCCTGAAGGGATGCAATCGCTCCGTCTATTGTAACGGATAGTATGAGCCATCCATTTCTAATACGTGCGCCATGTGGTTTTATTTGTTTACGCGCTAGATACTCATGGTCTTCTGGCGCTGGGTCTGCATTATCCCAAATGGCCTGTGCTTTAATGGCCGCACGTTTATATGATTCCTCACGTTCTATTTGACGATTGATAACTGCTCTCTCAATTTGTTCATTGAATAAAGCTGTTTCTGTGGGAGACATTACGTTTTTACGCTTAGACGTCCACACAATACGCTCTTGAGATGGCTCTCTCCAATTGCCAAAAACACCAACACCAACCATGGCGCCAGGGCGGTAATCATCCTCAAACTCTGAATACCAGTACCAACCAGCTTTAGCTGATCCCTTATCGCCTGGTGTAGCAAACTTAACAACGCGGTCAATGTCTGGGGTGGCGTCTTTAATAGTGAAGCCGTAAGAGCGGAGTTCGGACATAAAGGCTGTGCGTGGGTCTTCCTCAGTGATAGTTTCTCTCTTCATTTTTCCAGAGAGATCAAAATTTGATAAATCAGTCACTTATTTTTGTTCCTTTTAGCTTTTTCATATTCTTTACCTGATAAAGTTACCCCATTTTTAAAGTCTTCTGGTAGTAGTCCATTATTACAATGGGGGCAACATGGGACTGTGCGTTTTTTTCTCCACGCCTTGTCAAGAATTTTCCCTGCTATGGTTCTTATTTTGAAACTCTCAATTTCATTAAGCTCTTTTTCTCTTGCTCTGATTTCTCCATCTTTTCGAGCAAAATACTTAACAAGTATTACAAATGCGTCAAACGGCTCTACATCATGCTCACAGTCCTTGCACCATATCCTGCGCTCTTTTTCATCGTAAACAACGCGGTAATGATTGCATGAAGAAACGTTCCTTCTGGTCATACCACGGGCTACGCGATAATCTCCAATATCTACAACTCTAC